ATCGCATCGCGTGACACCGCGTCAAGAAAGTCACCTTGAAAGAAGCTGTTTATTTGACGATGTTCGGTCGCAATTATTTCGAATTCTTTCATCAACTGGTTTAGTGTCTTTTCCATTCTTCAGGTATTTGTTCAATTTTTCAATGTCTTTTTTGCTTGGTGTAAAGCGTTTATTCATACGATCCAGTTTAACGGCGAATAACCAGTGTTGTCCTTTGTTACTTTTTCATGACACATGGACGGCGAACCACAACAATCAATGTACTCAGGATAATTGTCGCCGTTGTCGTCCATTAAAAAACCGATTAAACGTTCTTTGTAGAATTGCGCGTCCTTCAATAGTTGGTCACGCAAAACGTAAGTGTCAGGGGTGTTGTTCGCGGAAATGTTTTCGTCGTTCACACGTCCGACCGATTTGTTCGTCAGCTTTTCGTTCAATAGTAACGCGCAACGGTAGTCAACGTAAGCAACCAAACAAGGCACGACGTAATCGTTCATCAATGTAAGGTAAGTCGGTGTCCAAGTGTTGTTTTGAACGCGTAACAATAGCGCTTTGTACAAAGGTGTTCCGAGCGCTGGTTGAACGTGGATGTCTTGACTTCGACGAATCGCAACCGCGAGAATCTTCGTGTCGGTGTTTTGGTGAATAAGACCTAATTTTTTTAGGTTTTCAACGGATAAAAGATAGTTCATATTATTGTGCAATTACAAGTTGTTGAATCCATTCGTGACGGCAAAACGGTGTCGTCGCGCCAGTGTCTGGATTTGTATACCAGCCACCACGGTAACGCCACACATTGCGGTCAACGCGAACTGAAATGTTGTCGATGTCTTTACGGGAATAACTTCGATTCAATTCGATAAGCTTCACGCAAAACGCGCGTGATTGCGTAATCGGATCAGGAACATTCGGACGCGTTCGGTAAGTGTAACGAACTTCGAACCTTGAAATCGGAATGTCAATGTTCTCAATTACGGACTTTCCCAGCGTGTTCACTTCACCCCCCTTGGTAAGTATTTCAAGTTCACGAAGTGATGCAATTCTTTTGGCAATGTCTTCGACTGAAGTGTTCAACGCCTTCGCGATTGCTTCGCTTGATTCACCGTCGGAAAGTAATTTCAAAACGTCCTTGTCCGCGCCCGTCAACGTAGCGGAAATTTCGCCAACCTTGTCGAATAGTTGCTTGCTTCGTGAAAATACTTGTTCGCTTGGTGTGTTCCATTCAATCGGTTCGGAATGTAACACGATGAAGTTTTCATTCGATTCACCGAATTGTTCGAACACCTTGATTTCGTCGGTGCTGAAGTTGTTGTTGTGACATGATTGAACAATCGGTGTCGGTGTCGGTGCTGGTGCTGGTGTCGGAACGTCCTTCGGCAATGGATCAACGTCACGAAGTTTAACTTGACCAATATACCCACCAAGTTCAAGCATCAAGTTCAACATCCATTCGATTCGTCTTTGCTTTGTGTTCACGTAAGTCGCTTTGAAAATGTTGAATAAATCACCGCTTTCCGCTGAATTGAACGAACCTTCAAGACGTACACCGAAAAGTTGCGGTGACGTGATCGCATGCGACACAAGAATGTTTTGTTGCACGCTTTTTTCAGTCGCCAAATATCTTTGGTCAAGATTGTTCCCGTTCAAGGACAACACTTCAGGTGCTTCGTCTTTGCCGTTTGAGAATGTCAAAATGATTTCACCAGCGTCTTCGACGGATTGCGAACGACCTTTGACATTGTCCTTCAGTCGATTCAATTCTTCGGTTGTTTCTGGATAGCCAGACGGGAAATTGATAAGCGTCCCGGATTTGAATCCGTTTTGCAATTCGTACATGTGAAATTTCGAAATGTCAACGTCGGTTTGAATTGCCGTGATTCCACCATAATAAGACGGCTTGGGATAAACACCTAATTCTTTTCGACCGCGAAGGTGCGGTTCTTTATAATATAGAATGAACGAACCAGTTCGGTTGTTCTTGTCGTAAGCTGGAAGGATTCGAAGGTTCGTTTTTTCTGGTGATTGATTCAACGCCAACCAGTCATCTGAAATAAAATAAGTCAATTCATCAACCGACGCGCGAATCATGTCAATCGGAATGTGTTCCCACATGACAACCTTCGTTTGTTCCTTGTTCCAAGTTCCCTTGATTGCAAAGCCACCGAACAATTCTTGGTCGAACGCCATTCGTTCAGCTATTTCGTTCATGTCGAAGTCGGACCATTTGTTGTCGATGAAAGGTTGAACCATTCCAGAAACGATTTCAACACCACCGCCAGCAATGTAGAATGTTTTATTTTTTATTATTCCTTGGTGGTAAGCTGAACCGTTGTAAAGGTCAATCAAGAAAAACGGGTAATCGTTCTTTTTTCCCCATTTCGTGAATCCGAGTGAGCGGTCTTTTTCTTCTTCAGGTTTGATAAATTCCTTTCGAAATGATAAGGACGTAATTTTGTTATTCATATATGTTGAAATAAATCGGTGAATCGTATTCGTAAGACGGTGAATCCGCTTCAATTACATGAGCGCGTCCAGTTTCGACAAGTCCTTGTGATTGCGCTGGATCAAGATTCGCTGGTGAAGATTGCTGGTATATATTATAAATGTAAAAGCCGTCGTAAATGAAAGTAACATCAACGCCGTCAATCAACACGAATTCATCGTATCGTGGAATTCCTTGTGAAATGTTCGTCAAGACACACGTTTGCGTGTTGAACGATTGTTCATGAATGAATTCAAATAAGTAATTCGGATTCGGAATTGTTGTCAGTTCCGTCACCGTCACCACCAGCGGTGTTGTTCCGTTTCTTTGTATTTTTAACATTCTCTTTTTTTACAAGGTTCGGTTTTTCAAATTCATAAATATCTAAAATTCCAAGCGACAAATACATTTCACCTTTGTCCGCTTCAATTTTGACGTATCGTCCAAGCGTTGGCGACCAACATTTGCAACCGATAAATTCTTTTTTTATTTCCATGCGACTAAATTAAACAAAAAAAAGGGACGGGACAACGCCCATCCCCTTAAAATTGTGGTAGTTAAAATTAGATTGAAGGTGATTGTTGACCTAACAATGTAGAGTAAAGCGTTGAATTCACGTCAGGAACTTCGTCGTTTTCCATTCCACGCATAACAATCACGTGACCTTTTCGGTCGCTTTTCAACACACCTGAACTGTATTCATTCGCATCCGCAACCTGAAGACCTTCGCCAAGACCAAGCGCAACAATTGTTCCGTCGGCATTTTCAACCAAACAAACACATTCGTTTTGTGCAAGCATGTGAATTTCCGCGCGAAGTTCTTTTGAATCGCTTGCAAGGATCATTGAAAGTTCATGTTCATACCACAAAGTTCCGTTGTTTTTGTCAACGCGAACTGGTGCGGTGTAACTTGATAAATTTGACTTCAATTTGTAAAGGAATGTTTCACCAGTTACCGTCAACGCTGTTAATTCGTTAGCACCAGAAACAACCGCGCCAGCCGTTGCACCTAACGGGAACAACAACACCGATTTGATTCCGCCTTTCCCGTTGGTACACGTTCTATCGTTGTACCCGGTTGTCATATTACAAGACATAATTTTTTATTTTTTTAAGTTTAACAAATGGCGCACCGAAATACGCCGTTAATTTTGTTGATTATAGTCCTTCGTATGTTCCGACTTGGTTCAAGAAAGGTACTTGAACACCAGCGCGGAATTTAGAACGTAAATAAATCACATCGTCATCGAAAGAATACCATAAATCGTAAGATTCGAAGTCACTTGAAAGGTCAGTTCCAAAGAAGAAATGTGAAGCGCGACCAGTGTAAATCTTTGTCGTTCCATTCAATCCGTTCACCTTAACAACTCTCATGTTTGTTCCCGGTAAAAGCAATTCGCTCAAAGTCGCGATTTGTGTTGGATTGTAGTTGTACAAGTTCAAGTCAACCAAGTTCTTTAATAAGAAGTTGAAATTCTCACGACCAGTAAAACAGATGAAGTCAGCACCTTCAGCGATGTTCGACGGTGTGTTTGTAAACGCTTCGTAGAAAATATCGAATGCGTTGGTTGCATCGATTGACGTCGCACCTGAAGTATTCAAGTCAACGCATCCGTTCGCAACGGTCAAGAATTGATTGAATCCATTCATGAACGCCAAGTTCCCTGAACCTGAAGCTTTGTTACCTTGCCAGATTAATTTCTCAAGTTCGAACGCGTGTAATTCTAATAAATAGTTGATTAAAATTTGCTCGAATGGCAACGTCTTGTCTTCAGCCATTGCACCCGGACGAAGCGCAAGTTGCGTCCAGAATCCTGCAAGGTCTTTTTGACAAAATCTTTTTAAGTAACCGATTGTTTCAACCGCAATCGCACGATCAGTGAACACGGTGTCACCTGAAGGAGACATTGAACAATCACC